TTGTTTTGACATACTCTTTTAAAATCAGCTTCCAAGGATGCTTGATATTGTACAGCCTCTGACCAGATATCACATGTAGAGTAGGTGGGAAAATAATTTTCATTAGCATCTTTACCTATTATCGACCAGTCGTATAGAAGCTCTTTTAGGGCATCTAATTTTTCTAGGTTACCCATAACCCTAATACGTCGATAATCAATTATGTGAATACGATCTTCTATTCGTCCACCTAATACCATAACAGTGTAATCATTTCTTTCTTTTACTCCAGCTGACAGATCAACTCCTATTCCTAACGTGTCGAACTCAGTAGCTATTTCTGCTTTAACAATTAACTCTGGAGCTAGGGATAATTCATTCTGTCTAACTATCTGGTTCATGTATTGAAAAGAGAAAGCTATGGGTGCCTGTCTCTTCTTTTCTTTTAAATATTCAAGTGACCACATCTCAGGCCAATAAGACTCCTCTTCCCCTGTTTTAGAGTCATTTAATATTGCTGATAAAACAATCTGTGTCCAATTATTCTGTTCATTAAAAGTAGTAGCATGTATATCGTCATGTCTAAACCTAGTGCCTAAACAAATAGCTCTAGCTCCTTCAAACATAGTAGGAGCTATAACAGCATTCCAGTTTTCTTTCATCTGATTTCTAATATCTGGATTAGCAATATCAGCTGATGATTTGATAGCGTCATCAATCATAACCAAATGAGAACGTTTAGATGTAACAGAACCTTTTAGACCAGCTGCACATAACGTAAATTGTTCTTCTCCAGTAGTATCTATACCTGCAAACCTATGATCTATCGACCAGTATTCATTACTGGTTACGTTTTTCATTAATCTTACTTTTGGAAAAACTTCCTGATATCTCTTACTTTCTATAATTCTTTTAATTGTTGCTGATTTGGATCTAGCGATATCAACAGTGTAAGACAAGTACAAGACCTGCAAAGGCTGTTTAGCCTGTGTATGCACACCAATGGCCCAAGCGGTAAGTAAACCTAATACAGTTGATTTAGCCGAGCCCCTAGGAGCTAATAAATCAACATTAGGTCCTGCAATCTTCAATAGACAACTACTATTTTCATTCGTAATAAAATGTCTATGCCAAGTTTTATGATGTTCTGCTGGTGGTTTATCAGCTACATATTCACAAAAATACCCAAAATCTTCTTTAGCTTTCTGTAATGATTCCTGATTTTTAGGTTTCTTAATCTGTTGCTTACGAGCTGCCGCTTTAGCATTACGTCTATAAGCTAAATGAGTATAGGAGGGCACTAATTAATATTTAAGCTACTACTAAATACTAACTTACTTTTTATCTAGTTCTAGTTCTTCTAGTCCTTCTTCTTGAGTTAAAGCTATCTGATTTTTCTCCTGCTTTCTTCTTTGCTTTATCTTTAGCGAGCATTGCCTTTAATTTTGTAGTTTGTTTTCCCTTTTTCTTTTTCTCAGCAGAAAGGAATCCTTTTAATCTTTCAGTTTGGCCTGTGGATTTCTTACCGGCTGTAGATTTATTTCCTGTGCTCTTAGATGCGCTTGATCTAGATCTCTTCATTAAAGGCATGATAATACTTATCCGTATATAAAGGTAATTCTACCTTTTATTTATCTTTATTACTTCCTTTACTTTCTTTATAAGTCTTAGCTGCTTTCTTAGCCTTCCTAGCTTTTTCCAAAGCTGCGGTGCGTTTTTCTTTATCGCTCATCTCAGAGCCATCTTCTTTTTTTTCGTTTTTATTTTTAAAATACTCAAGAAGTTGAGGTGGCATTTTTTTCTTAGCCATTATGCAACAGTTTTATTTATTCACTTCTTCTTATTTTAACTGCACTATTCTTCCAGTTGCATTCTTGCCCAGACACTCATTGTAGCTTCTTCTAAAGGTGTTTCTATGGGATCATCTTTAAAGACAAACATTAACTCCCTTATAGCACGATCTGCACCAGCCATAAGTAATCCCTTGCGATCTCTCATGTTAGTGAAATTTTCTATTTCAGATATAGTGCTTCTCAATTCTTTTTGCATTTGTGCGATCCTGCCCACACCTGCATCTCTTTTAACAACACCCTCTTCAATATCTGCTCTTAACTTTCTTATGTCCTCTTGCATCTCATCTATTTCATATAACAATTTCTTTCTGTGGTCGGGTTTTTTATAATTAGCTTTTATCCATGCATCACAAGAAGCTACACTGCCTTCATATCCTAAAAACCTAGAATAAAGGTAAGTTTCAATCACAGAATTATTATCGGAAACAAAAGAACAAAAAGACTCCTGAGTAGAGGAGTCTAGATTATCCACCCAATGCTCAAATACCTTAATAGCTATAAGCTGATTTGGCTTGGTTACGATCTCTTTCTTCGTCTTTCCTAGACTCTTCCGCCCCTTTAGCGATTGTTTTCCGTTCTTGTTCACCAGCATCCTCCATCTTTTTCTTGGAAAATTCGTAGGCTATGCCGGCTGCATCTCTATACTTATCCAGGTCAAAGTAATCATCGTTTTCGTAATCGAATTCATCCGAGTCAGCCATGTCAATAACCTATATTAATGGTAACAAATTAGAAGTTGCTCATCATGTTAGCAAGACCGCCTGCGAAGATGTCTCTACGTCCTTCTACAGACTTCTGTCTTTGTTGTCTCTTTTTAGATCCTTCTAACTTACTTAAAAGTTGCTGGAATCTTTTAATATCAAAATAATTGTCTTTTGTGTCTCCCGCTGCCATAGTTATGCCCCTAGGTGATTATCAATGTAAGTATAAGTCTATTATAACAATACACATTCTTTTAGAAATTGAAACCACCTAATAATTTATACATATCACTTGCTTGACCAATTTTAGCAATCTCCTTAGCACCTTCATTTTTAATCTTCTGAGTTTCTTTATCAATATCCCCTTGAAGATTAGTTAAACCCGCACTGAACAAGAATTGTCTAGTGTCTTTAATATTCTGTTGTTGAGATTCTAGTTCTGCAACAGTTCTCCCTTCTGAGAAGTAATCTGCGAACTGCTCTCCGGTGGTGACGTCTACTCCAGTTGACTCTTTCAGATCTCCAGCGTAACTAGGCATTAAAGAAGCATCAAAATTAAATATACGTTTTCCAGTCCTTTTTCCTTCAGCATCCGTGGTCTGCTTACCATACTGGGTGTCGTAGTAATTATCTAGATAATTATCATTGACGTTCTTAGTAAATTCACTACCTGATTTAATAGAATCTCTAAGCCCTTGTATTCCCGCTCCACCATAAGCCTGTAGTTTTAAATTGGACATAGCCCCAGAAAGCTCATCCTCTGTTGCCTTTCTTCCTAAAAGGTCTTGATATGCGAGGTTTATACCAGCTGTTCTCTGCTTCTCTAATAGACCTCCTTCTCCTCCATAGATATTTTGAAGATTACTTAAATACTGACCTGCTCCTTTAGTTGGATCAGTATAACCAGGATCAAAAGTATTCCCTTCAGCATCAGGTTGAAATCCAGCATTCAGATCATATTTATCTATATAACTCTTTAATTGATTCTGCGCTCCTTCATAACTAAGTAAACCTGATTCTAGTTGAGATTTAGTACGATCATACAAACCCGTTAAACCACTAGCTCCAGACTGTCTTCTTTGTCTCTCTTTTGCAGCAGTTGCCTCTCGTTCCTGTTGCGCTCGTTCGTCTAAGGTAGCTTCACGTTCTTTTTGATACTCTAAATACTTTGCGAAACTATCGTCCTTTTCAACTTTAGGTGCATTGTACGTTGTTTTACTTCCCATGATACCTCCTAAGCTGATCTACTAATAGGACCAAACATACCTTCCATAGCAGCTTGACGTTCTACTCTTGCTCTTTCTAAATCTCTTCTAAATGCTCTTTGTTTTTGTTCTCTGAAAGCTGGGGTATCTTGCATCCCTATCATGGCATTAAAATCAGCTATATTTGCTGCTCGATCCAAATCACGTCCTCTTGTTTTATCAAATTCTGTAGCAGCTAATTGTCTACCAAATTCCAAATCTGCTCCATACCCATAATCCGCTAAATTCTGTCCAATAAATTTAGCTAAATTCCCTTTTCTAGCTTCTCTATTTTCTTGTATGTTTCTTTTTAGCTGATCAGCTTGGGCATTCATCTGAGCCTGTGCTGCAGACGCTGCAGAACGAGCACCAAAAATATTACCAACTAAACCTAGTCCACCACCAACTAAGGCTCCAAACATATTACCTCCTCCAAATGCATTTTTAAATCTAGATCCAAATCCTTTAGTAGGTGCTGTATAGGAGATGTTAAGATCCGTCCCATAGCCTCCATACTTACTAAAGGTATTACCGAGTCCATAATCTGTTCCGTATGAGAAACCATTCACTCTATTCTACCCCCTAAAATATCTAAGAGAGGCTATTCTTTGCTTTGATGGATTTGCTTCTAATACTCTGTTTTGAGCAGCCATAGCTCCCATATTTCCTATAGTTAATTTATTGATTCCTTCAGCCGCTGCCATCTGAGCCTGTGCTCCTATCAAAGGTGCATTTGCAAGAGTTCTTATTCCCTCTCTCATGAAATCTCTATTTCTAGCCTGTTCACCTAATCCTGCTATTTCTCGTAATAACTGTTTATTCTCATCTAAGTAATCTTTTTCTTCGTTCTCTACTTTTTTGTTTTTATCCTCAACCCTTTTACCTAAATCGGTTGTTTCTCCGTCTTGAGTTGTAAAAACTCCAAACATAGAAGGAATGACGGATCCTAAAGCTCCATCTCTTGTGATAAATTGTGGAGGTGTTAGTAAACCTTGTTGAACACTTGTATTATTAGATTTTAAAGGATCTGAAGGAGCAAGATATTCTCCAAACTGATTTAATCTCTCTAAAGCAGTTCCTCCAAACTTTCTAGTGTTACCGTATAAATTATTTAAAAAATTTTGAAAGTTTTCCATGCCTTTTCCTTTAGGTGGGATTCTCAGTACTTCACCTTCATCAACGGTTAATCCAGTATAAGATCTGCTCATCTTAATTACCTAGGGTAGATGTTTCCGAGTAGCTGTCCAGCCATCTGAACTTGACTTCCAATTAAATCTCTTTGGAACTGTTGTTGTCTAGCTTTCTCCATAATAGGTAAGAGTTCTTTATATCTCATTGCTTCTAATTCAGCTGCTCTCTTAACACCTTTCTTAGTCTTAGCGTATGGAGTTAATGGAATACCTGCAAGACTAATATCTGGTCCTGTTAATGGATTATTTACATCAATACCTGTTACAGACCTAGTGAGACCCTGTCCGATGCCTCCGCCTAAAGCACCTCCAATAAGACCTCCTGCTAATGTGCCTGCTCCCGGCAGGATTGCTGTCCCTAGAGCCGCTCCCGCCTTAGCTCCAAGAAAACCTCCTCCAGCTGTTCCTACTCCTCCTATTGGATCTCCACCTAACGTTTGTAGAAGTCCAGCTGCTAGGGGTATTCTTCTAGTACCCATTTTTGCAACACCTGTTGCTCCTCTAACTAACGCTGATTGAGAAAGAGGCACAGATCCATAACCTGCCGCCGGTACTCCCGCATATGCAGCAGCAGTTTTAGGAAATAAACTATATAAAGCCTGATTTTGATATGCACGAGGACCAGTCCCCATTGCCATCAATCCTGCAAAATCAAATGCTGGAAAATCCGTAACCGGTGTACCCTTAGCCATTACTAAATCTTCTCTCCGTTCTTATCTTTTAATTTTATCAGTACTATCATCAGCCTTGCATATAATCTGAAGTAGTTAAATACTTAGGTCTATTAGCACTGGCTATTGCCATATTTAAAGTCTTACCTGCAGCTGCACCACCAAGTGATCCTGCTAAAGTTACACCCGCTGCTTTAAATCTTTGTGTTCTAGAACCTCTATTAGTCATTAGTCCCCGATTCGATGCAGTTTTTAATCCTGCTACACCTCCAGCTGTAGCTCCAACGGCTTGAAGACCTACAGGAAACCCTACAACACGGATCTCAGGATACCCTTCTATATTTGCAGTTGTTCCTTTAAGTAAACCTAAACCTAATACACCACGATCTTGGTACTGACTACGCATTGCCTGACCATATCTTTCAGGAGTGAGATCAGGAATATCTTTTTTAGCTGTTTCATATTTTAAAGGTCTACCTCTTCTACCTAAGAAAAACCTTTCAAATAATTCCATACCAGGTTCGGCTGTTTTTCTTCTATCCTGTGATCCTTTCTCTGCATAAGATTGTGCATAACCTTTTGGTCTAAATAATTCACCAGGATTAGTAACATCAAATATGCCTAGAGAAGCAGCAGTAGGTGCTCCTACAGCACCCGTTACTAAAGCTCTCTGAACAGGACTTTTTATATCTCCTAACTGAGGAACAGCTTGTTCCACGATCTTTTGTCCTATGGCAAGAGGATGGTTATATCTCCAATAAAACTGTCTAGTTCCATCAGATAAAATATCAGTGGATACTCTAGCTGCATAAGCTCCTAGAAATTCTCCAACATTTTCTGCTCCTTTTATATTTACTTTTTTATTTCCTTTTACTGAGCGATCAGGTCCCTGATAACCCTGTCTTACATTCTTGTAAAATTCAGGATCAAGAACTGAATGTCTATAATCCTGACGTGCCTTCATTATCTCTTCAGCGTTTTGGAACCCTGTTTTTAGATTTTGAAAAAATTGAGGAAACATACTACATTCCTTCCACTGGGTTACCAGCTAAATTAGTGTATTGATATAAAGTTCCAGGAGCGAGATTCATGTTCTGTCTATCTCTAACTTCATCTCCTTTTATATCCCTAGAAAGATATGTCAAATTATTTATAGCAGCTTGAGGATTGGTCATTAATTGGCTAGTACCATATCTTTGGAATAACTGTTGTTGAACAATATCGCCTTGATCTTTAGGATAAAACATCGGTTCTACAGCTAAGACTGCTCCGATACTTCCTGCTATCTGTCCTGCCGTTTGTGCTGGAGAAGGTTGAAAACTTGTTCTGCTTTGCATAAATTTCTCAAACGCTTCTTTACTCTTTCTAGCTTCTTGAGGTATGGCCTCATCTGGGTTTAATCTAGTAACCCTGCCTCCTGCAAAATTTATATTTTTTCCTAATATCTCTTTTTTACCTAGTAGTCCAATCCCTGAAGCTAAAGCTGTGCTTCCTACTAAATCCGCTCCGGCAACAGTTAAACCTGCTAGGGGATTGCCAGTAGTAAGTGTGGCAAATCCTCCAGAAAACAAGGCACCGGGCATGGAAGACATTAGCAAAGGCATGACATCTTTAAACCTGCCAGCCATTTTTGTGCCTGTTAATAATTTAGTTGCTGCAGCAGCACTCATTTTATTGCCTCAATGAATCTATTTTACTTGGGGTGATCTTTGTTATGTATTTTCCTGTTCTATTTCTGCAGTCTTTTCTCCTTGTTGTATTGCTCCTTTAGACGGTGACTTTTGTTCAGCTAACAACTGAGCTACAGATCTAACGTCGTCCATCTCATTCTCCGCTCTACTCTCAGCTTTACTCATGAGATGACCTTTAGGATCAGGATTTTTTAACCTAGGCATTGGGTTCTTAGAGGTACTTCCCGGATCAACGGTAGGACTCATAGCATAAGCTTGAATCCACATTGGATTATAGTCGGGTTGATCCTGTGGACGTTGAGATGTCATAGGTCTACCTTCATCAAAATTATAATCCATAACTCTATTAAATCTTCCTAACCCTTCAAACAGCTCATAGTCAGAAGTTGCTTCTTCATTATTATCAAAGAAAGGAGTATTAGGCGCATAGTTCAATCCCGGATTTTGAACTAACTTTTGGGACATTGCTTTTCTAGTTAAATCTTTACTTTCAAATCTAGAAGGGTTAAAAGGATAGTCTCCGCTTGCTGCCTTAGATGTAAATAAATCATCAAAATCTAAACGTTTTGTTATCTCTCCTCTTCTATTAAAAGGGTTGGTTATATACCTACCAAGATCTAAACGTGAGTCTTTCATTTCTTCTTATCTTTCTTTTTCTTATTTAATCCTACCAATGTTTTACGAAGTCGTGCTTGTTTCACAGTGCGTTCATCATAATCATCTGGATTAGATAATACATTCTCTTGTAACTGAGCAGAGGTAATACCCTTCTTCTGTGCTTTAGCTGTAAATGCACCAGGTCGCTTTATAGCGTCTTGTATAAACTTTTTCTTTTTCTTCTTTTTCAACGAAGCCTCCTTCTTCTACCCCCATAAGGATTCTTTCTTAGAGGACGAGAATCACCTATAGCCGAGATGTTGATTTCTTTCATTCTAGAACTTAAAAAATCTTGTGCCGCATCTGCTCTCTTTTCTGGAGAAATATTAGGATTGTTATAGATCTTTCTTACTTCCTCAGCCATGGTCATTGATTCTTTAGGATCACCTGCAGCTGGTGGTTGAGTACTAAAAGATTTCTTACCATCCATATCAGTAGGTCTCTTTGTTATATCAGCTTTAGGAAAATTCTCTCTTTCAATTCCGTAAGGTCCGATTACGCTTCTTGTCTGAGCTGTAGATCCGATACGTCCACCTGCTGATTTTAAAGTTTTTGTATCTTCTTGAGTAATACGCACAGGACGTTCCTGACGCTTCTCTACAGTTTCTGGAATTATTTGACCTTCAGAGGTTTGTTCATAATATAGACGTTGAGTTGGAGGTAAGGCTTCTTCTAAACTCTGAGATAATACCACATTCTCTTGGAACTCCGGATCAGTTACACCTAAAGCTCTGTCTGCTGCTGATGAACGAATTAAGTCTCCTTTCTCATTAAATCTGCCAACTCTAGGAATTAAACCTGATTTGCCAACCATACCAGCTGCTAACGCATTATCGAATCTAGTTGTTCTAGGTTGTAATCCCTGAGCCATTAAAGCAGAAGCTCTAGATAATGTTTCCTGTTTTGCTTTTAATTCTGTAGTTTCTTGTTGTAATTTATTTAAACGTTGTTCTAATTGCTCATTTACAAACTCTTGTGAAGAGGGTTTTTCTACTCTTACTGTATTCTTAACACGTGCTACTTGTTGTGGAGTGAACTCTTTACGACGTAAATCATCATCTTGAAGACTTGTTCTAACTCCTGCAGATTTAACACCAGTTATTCCTACTTTATTCATGGCATCTATATCTGCTTGGCTAAGTGTTGAATTATTTGCTACATTAATTGTTTGTCCAGTCTTAGCGATAGCGGCTGATTTCGGAACTACTTTTAACGTTTCTGGATCGACTGTATGCTGTGCTTTCCAGTTATCTTTCCATGCCTCAATATCATTTCTGTAATCATATTTAATACCTTGTGCATCATATATTTTTTCTCTAGCGGCAGCTTTCCTTCCTATATCACTGTCCATGAAAGCTAAATCAGCTGATGTATCTAATAATTCTTCTTTCCCTGCGGGACTATTCCAATACTTAAGTTCAAGTTCATCTACATCTACTTCTGACAAAGCTGGTTTTTTTGCTACATTAGTATTACTCAAATCACTTACAGATGAACTACCAGAAGGAAGACCAGCGTTCTCAAGGACTTGTTTCCCTTGCACAGATCCTTGCCCAGTTGCCACTATCTCAGCCTGATCTACAGGAAGACCATCCACAGATTGAGAAGAAACAAGATTAATACCAGCGTCTCTATCAGGAGTCTCATTTAGGGGAATATTATTTTTTTGTATCTGCTGTTGTACGGCAGTGTCAGCTAAATCTTCGGCCCTCTCCATTTTTGCCAAGTTAACATCTTCATTTTGCTGCAAGCGATGTTTAACACGTCCTATCTCCTGATTAGCTCCAGAGTTAGTAGCTGTAGCTGCTTGATCTACAGTTGCTTCTCTTCTTAACTGATCTATGATCTCATCTGCTTGAGATGCTAACCCTCTTCTCACAGCAGCATTCTGTCTAGCTCTTTCACTTCTAGACTCAGGAGTAAGATTCTGTACCGTCAATTCATCATCGATAAGATCTTCTATCGTTTCTTTTCTCTTTACTGTTGAACGTAATAAATCTCCTTTCTTATTAAACCTAATTGATGGAGGAACTTTATCTTCAAAATCAGTTTCTTTATAAGCTTTGTCTAAAAAAGAAGCTAATTCCGGATTAGTTTTTGCATATTCATTAAGATCATCTAGATCTTTGTTTATTCGTGTTGATAATTCTTCAAGAGTAGAAGGTGTATTTAAATCCTTCTGCCTTACTCCAGCATTAGCTGCGGGTTTTTTATTAAGTTTAGCTAGTCTTTTTATGTTTTCCTTCTGCTTAGGGTCAATTCCCCTAGAAATCTTGTTTCTTCCTATCCTCAAACCTGCTATACCGGCTAAACCTGCACCAGCTAAGAAACCGGTGCCTACTAGCTCCGCAATATTAGCATTTGATTGCTGTTCTTCCGGTCTTTGATAGTCTCTTGACTGATATGAAGAACTCATTTACCAATAATCCCAACATTTCTCTTCTGTCCATTCTATGAGTAACAAATCTACTCGTGATAGCATTAAATCAGGGAAATTACTTAGTAAAGACCAAGGATGGATACTGAAAGTCGAAAAGAAAAGGTTGCTGGACTAGAAGCCATAAAAGATAAGGCTTTAGAGATGGCAAAAGACGGTAAAGACTCTTTAGAAGTCCGTGATTTTGTTACAAATGCGAAAAAAGAGCTGGCTTTTGAGGTTCCAGATGAGGAAGCATTTGGTAAAGCAGTAAAAGCAGCAAGTAAATTTAAGAAAAGCAAAGAAAAATAACTAATATCTAATAATCGAAACTTTAATAACCTAAAGGTTGGCACTTTTGGGTGATTTTTTGGGCTAATTAGGGTTTTTTACTACAAAATCGGCTCCTTATAGCTCCAAATAGGGTACAAAATTACTCGACTCTTCTCCACCCGCTTGCCTGTTGCCTATACCGTATAGAAAAAAAAGAAGTACGTGCACCGCTCGCTCCACTCGCTCGGAACATCGCTCACTTCGTTCGCTTTTTCTGCGTTACGTCTGTCATATATACAAGAAGAAGTAACAATAAGTAACATTGGTTTACATATAGTTACATTCGTAGCTTTTCTTCGGATTTTTCGTGGAATATCCCTGTTATTCCTGCGTGAAATTAGGTGAAGAGCTTACAGACGGCAGAGCCGAGATAGAACTGTGATTACCTGTAACATCCATTGCTACACGGAGGGTTGCGTCTCCGATAACAACGCAATCATTACATCGTTTCATTTTATTGCCATGTTTTCTAACACAATCAAAGGTATCAAAGCAGACTTCAAGCCTATGTACACTACTGCACGTTCAGCCGGCAACGCCTGGCTGGACACTAGCCGTAAGTATGTATCTCAGAAGATGCATCAAGCAGCAGAAGTACTTGACGTACACCCCGCTCGCTGACGCTCGCTGCTGTTGTATATAACAACTATTGATTCTCTCCTTCTGCTTCTACAGAGGCAGACTGAGGGATTCCCCTCATAAATCAATTCAATTCATCCAGAGGTAACTATGTCTCTTGCTGCACTAACTCCAGAACTTACCCAGATATTAT